CGGGCCAGCAATTCCGAAATCGCTTACGGTATGTGAGAGGCTACCGTAAACGATCACTATCGACATAATACACGATGCGGAGAAAAATGTCAAGTAGGGCGTGAGTCGAGGTCGAGATCGCCCTGGGTGAAGGTCTGCGCTGGCTCATCGAATAACTTAGGTTGGCTAGCGAAGTCCTTGATACGCTTCAAGGCTGATTCGTAATAGTCGGCATCTTTCTCAATCCAGACTATCGGGAATCCCATGTCAAGGCAAGCTATCACGCTAGACCCACTTCCGCCGTGGGTGTCAAGAATGCGATCTCCGGGTTTGGCATATCGGGATAGGAGCCACTTGTAGAGTGCGGCTGGCTTCTGGCAGACATGTATCCTTATTTCTTTATTTTTCATATCACCCTGAAGCATCCCGTTCCATCTAAACCTAAAAAATCTGGCGGCTTTTTTGAAGGAAGTCCATGCCATCTCAAAATCAGCAAAATCATTTCCGTCGTTCATCTTGTCCCATACAATAACCCCCTGCGTCGGTGGAAGCGGAAAATAGTTACCTCCCCATATTATTTGATCTTTGGAAACGCGGCCTAATTCTGAAAAGTATGTTTTATCAGGTATTGAATTATCCCAATCAACAATTTTAAACTCCGTATTTCGCGCGGCAACCCCGTTCCTTTTGTGCCCAGGTTTGGGTTGACTCCCAACCGTTCCCTTTGGTGCGACTTTTATCCCATACGGCGGATCAACTATCGCCAACTCGAAGGCCTTGCCCGGAAGTGTCGCCATGTACTCCATGCAGTCGCCACAGTACAATTCAGCCGAGCCAATTGTTTCTTTTCTCATTCAACCTCCTGCGACAAAATGTCCACACTGTCTTACAAGTGCAGACATCTTGTGCGATTTACGACATTAGAAGTTCGGGATATCGTCCGAGAAGTCTGACTTGCGAGCCTGTCCCACTTCGCGCGGCTTGCTTTTCAGGATGTTATAGTCCGGCTGCGTGTCCTTCGTCTTCTTGTTTGAGAAGCACACGATGCGAAGTTTCTCGCCTTCCGCTAGGTTAAGCGGGCCTTCGATTGTGCCAGTAAAATAAGTATTGTCCCGAGCCTGATCGCTTTTTTCCCAGAGCGCACCGATCTTGTCATTGTCTGCCATCATTTCTCCTTTCTCTGCATTGTGCAGTATTTACCGGCCTGCTTCACTGGATTATACCACGGGCCTTCGTCTTCGTCTTCCGGCTTGCGCGGGAGTCGCGTACACTCAAGGCATAGCGCTTTGTAGCGATATCCGATAGGCTTGCCGTTTTCGTCTTTGTCGGCGTTCCATACGTCGCCCATGCACTTCTTGTTGTCAATCATTACCAAACGCCTCCTCGGCCTCTGCGCGATTTCGCGGAGCATGCAGAACATTACCCTCAGCCAAAACCTTTACACCTTCCCATGATTCTACATCATTAAAGCTAACATTCCGAAGAGCTTCAGATATCGCCGTTCCTTCATCTATGGCTTCAACCAATACAATCGCATATCCCACGATAGGTACCGTCACATTCCATTCTTTCATTCCCCCTCCTCTATGAGCGCAACGCCACGCTCTGATGCTACGATATGCGCCATCTCGATCAATAGCGAATCTTCCTCTACCGACGCCAGCGCTTCCGATTGTGGGATAGCGATGCCGTTTATCATCTCGGCAGGGTATCCCATTTCGAGAGCCGCGCGAATCTTGATGTACATCTTGACGCGATCAAGCGACATATCGAAAACCATCGTCAACTGCCGGCAGTGGCCGTGCAGATGATTCGACGCCGATCCTGGCCCGGTAGACCTAGGACGCTTCGGAAGATCGATAATTATGGATAGATACCCGCCGCGAGACTTGATAGACTTATCGACAAGCTTGCTGATCTGAAAATCTTTCGGCAATTTTAGAAGTAAAGTATTACTTGACAACTCGAATCTCCACGCCTTAAACGCCGGTATGGTCATCTAGTCATCCTTTCGCGCATCCTTCTTTCAAGCGCGTCAAGCTCGGAAATAAAAAGAATTACTTCCCCCTCAGCCTCAGCAAGCATGTCGTTAGTAGGAAGGAACCGAACCACCTTGAAAGCCAGTTCGTCGGGCAACCGTGGATCAAAGCTAACAAAATCTGCCCACAACCTACCACTGCACCTAATCTGCCATACCATTTGCCATTGATAGCGTTTATCGGGTTTACCAGTATCCAGAAAATCAAGATGCGTTGCCGTGTTCGGGCATTTGATTTCAAGGACGCCATCATCTCCGATAAGTCCGTCAGGAGAAGCTCCGGCCATTGGGATAGTAGGATGGGAAAAACCCGCGCACTGAATGATAGAATTACCAGTTTCCATTTCATACGCGCATCGGGCCTCATCCTCATGGTCTATTCCCCACTGGATAGCCGGTGAAGTAAAACTTTCGGCATGTACTCCCGTAAGACGCTCGCAAAGCAACTCTGCCATATAGTTTTTTCTAGATGCGCTTGAATCACCCCCCCTTCCCTTCGCCATGATATCGGCGATCCTTGAAGCACCAACTCTGCCTAACCTTCGCGCGTTAAACTCTTCTAGTGTTTCAATCATTTCTCGACCTTGGCCTTCGCCCTCTTCCAGTAGTTACGGAGCGTGTCGATATTGCGGTCGGCCTCAGGCTTGTTCAGCTCTTTCTCGATGATCTTAACGGCATCAGGGAGAAGTTTCCCGCTTCGGATGTATTCGCGAAGGTCAAGCTCGATAGAACCTCCGTCCAGATTGGCCGCGTCGGTGTCTTCGCCTTCGATGATGATACCAAACCCAGAAACAAAGGTATACCGCTTGCCGTAGGTTGACATGACGCCCGCTGCCTGTATGACGTTGGTTACCGCGTTGCCACTTCGCGAAGTGATCGGATCGATGCGCGGAGAGTCGAAATAATTCGAACGCGTATGCCCGTATCCGGTGATATCGAGCCATACCCTTTTCCCTTCTGCAATAGCTTCCTCGCGCCAAGAATAAGTTAGCCCGTGCTTGAAAATTACTGGATCGCATATCCCTTGGATTGACTCAAGCGGAGCATACGAGTATGCCTTACTCCCTTGGATAGATACGTCTTTGCTTTTCGTGATCCTCGGCAATTCCTTGCGCATCTCGGCGAAGTGTTGCTCGAATGTGATCCGCGCCTGACGCTCTTCCTCCGACTTGCGGAGCGCGATGAATCGTTCAAGGACTTCGATATTCCCCGAAGCAAGAACGGTTTTTAGAAGCTCATCCTCTTTCGATATGGCAACTTGCTTTTCGTCTTGGCTGAATAGGTCGATAGCCTTCTCTTCCATGTAGACCTCCTTTATGGTAACTATATTAGAACGTTTCTATCCAACAGTTTTTCTTCCCTCCGAAAACGTTATCAAGTGAGATATCAGCCCAATTATAAAGCCGATCCATTATCTCATTAAAATCGTCAAAGCTGGCATCTTCTTCTAATGCCTTAAAGTCTTCAATGATTTCTTCTAACTCGACATCGCCAGGAATACCAAAAGCTGTTAGTTTGTTCGCGATAATATCGGCAAGTTCTTTGACTTCGATATCGCCAGCGTCCGCCTTTGACCACTCATTTTTTATTCTAAGACGCCGAACCCATACGCTCATATCGCCCTCCTTTCCCTATATTCTATCATGGCTTGATCTAGATTGCAATATAAATCGAAAATTATTTGTACGAATTATGCAAAATAAGATTGACAGACGGGAATTGATGAGATAGAATAATTACTAGACGGTGGAGAAACACCGCCACCGCCCGGGCGTACCCCCGGTTTACCAAGTCGGCACTGGCCGACAATCCAGCAAGACGTGAAGCGCGTCCATCCTGTGGCGAACGCCCGCGCGCGGAAGCCGGAAAACGTAACCGGCATTCTTTTAGAGGAGCCTATGCGCCAGGAGGAAACGGCCATGATCGACCTATACGAGTTTATCGACGAGCTGTCAAAGAACGAAGGCCCACTGTTTCAGATAGACCTAGCAACCGGGCGCATTTTCAGGCGCGGGAAAGGTC